ACTGGAGCTTCCGCTTACGCGCACGAGCAATGTCCTTGTCACTCTCAAGTCCACTATTCCACAGTTCTGAGTTCATTTCAGAAACTGGATCCTTCTCACCCAGAGTAGTACGAGAGTTCTCAATGAACCAACCACCCTTACCTTGGAATGCATGCGAGTAGAGCTTTGCCCATGGAAGATCTTCGCTGGGCGGAGCAGGTAGGAAACGAATCACTGCATATCCGTTACTCGACTTGTCAAGTTCTGGTCGCCAGAAGCGATCATCCTTGTATGAGTCCTTAGCACCCGAACTCTCTTGAATTTTCTTTGAAAGTTCATCAAGGTTGCTCTTTGACTTACGCTTAAAATCTGAAAAATCCATACTAGTATCCTTTCCCGAGGGTCTACCTCGGCCTAAAATTTCACAGGGAACTCCCCTGTACTTAAATTGGTAACGTGTTTTTTGGTTTTGGGAGAAGATTTAAATCTTGTCCCTCCATTTGTATTTTTTCAATAAGAGGCTTTGATAATGATTTTGCCACAATTGGTGGCTCTATTTCATATTCTTCACACAATGATAGCACGGCATCAATGTATGATCCACCCTTTTCTTTGACATAATTCTCTACTTTATTTGAGAATGTTCGTTTTTCGTTTTCTGATAGAAGCACGTTTCTCTCCTGTTTTATCATTATACACCACAGTCCTTGTATGTCAAACCATTATATATATTTTAGTTCATAAGGCTGTAGGAGAATACAATGCCAGATACCGCGTCAAATATTATTATACAAACAGTAGGGACAACAGCAAACTTAGGCACAGATTTTGGGACCAGTGGAGTAAACCTAAGTGATGCTCATGTGCCTTTACAGAAGATAGTGTTTGGTAATAGTGGAGAAGCTATTAGAGTAACTAGCACTTCCCCCCTACCAGTAACAGTTGCCGGTAGTGATGTGGCAATTACTGTTAGTGGCAATGTTGGTAGTTGTGGAGAATTTGGTGTTTCTAACTTCAGCAATCAGTATCTTAGGGTTGCTGGATCCACTGCTGGTGCTGGAATTACCGTGCAGGGAACTGTTAGCGTAACTGCCGGATCAGAGGGAGTTAGGGTTACTGGTGGAATTATAGCTGGACTACAATCTTCTAGAGATACAGTTGGTGTAACCGGAACCGTATCCCTTATCGATATAGATGGTTCTACTGGAGCCGCAGTTAAATTGTACTCTGGTCTCACTGCAATTGGTGTATCAGGTAATGCACTCAAAGTATCCATTGTTGATGCAGGAATAACTGTGAACGCAACGGTATCAACCACGACTGGTATTACAAATGCAGACGCAACTTCTGCCGTAAGAATCGAAGGACAAACTAGTGGAATCCCAGTAGGAATTACTGGTGATGTATCAATCGCTAGTGTATCAATGCCTACTGCGTTTACCGCAGGTCAACACAATGTGTTTAATGGAGCAGGAGTCTCCTTACCCTCTTTCGCTCTCAGTAGCGGAGCAAAAATTAAAGCTGATCTATCAAATACTGCCACCATCTATCTTGGTCATAACGCATCTATGGGCACTACTAAGGGATACCCCCTCGGTGCTGGTGAAGCATGTTTTGTTGAACTAAACAATCTAAGTTTGGTTTTTACAATGGCAGGGGCTACAGGACAACTTCTACATTACTTTGGTTCATAAGCTGCCATGAGTTTAAACTCTATTCAAGGATATCCAAGAGACTTCTCCAGTTCGTATGGAGACGGAACCGATGCATTTATTCAGGACCTTGGAACCGCTCAATTTTATGGACTAGAATTTATAGACTCACAAGATGATCTAATAATACCAAATCAAAATATATCATCTAAACCAAATGTTCTGATTGAAGGTAATACAATATTACTAGATTATACAACATCAGGTATAGAAAAAGATAAAGATTACATTGACACTTTATTTAAATCCATGTCAACTGCTGATGGGTTTACCATTTCCTCTGCGATTTTTAATGATCCAGTAAATAATTACATAGCAGATCTATCCGCATCATGTACCCTAAACAGCTATGAAAATTTTAAGATAGTTGGAACTTTTTCTACAATTGGTAGCACTATGGAAACCAATTACTATCAGTCTAGATTTTTTGAAAGCGTTCCTCAAATATCATCATCGGCTGGACTTACCTCAGGTGTAACTTTAAATTCACTAATAAACTACACAACAGGATCCGATACCAGTTTCCTTTCTAATAATTTTATTCAGGGTGATTATGTCGATGTTGCAACACCAAACAATGAAGCTAGACTAGTTATATCCGGAATAACCGTAGATGAACTTGGTAGAGAAATAATTACTTTTGATAGAAGGACCAGAATTGTTCCAGAAAATTTAAAGGGAATTACCACTGAAGTTTCCCATAAACGAAAAATACTAAGAAACACATCGGGCAGTCAATCTACGTTCATGATGACTACAGCGAGTACTGAATTTAAACGAGTAAATACAACAGTGGTTGACGGGAAACTATTGTTTACCATAGATGGAGTGATACAACCTGCATTGAGATTATCAAGGGGGATAATGTATATCTTCTTAGATGAGGAATATCCGCGTAATAGTTTCTTACTGTCAGAAACTCCCGATGGTATACATGGCGGTGGAATTGCATATTCTGATATAGGTTTTTCATCTGTAATAGACAACTCTAAACAAAGTAGAATATTCATAATGGTACCTAATGATTTCACACCAGATGAACTATTTTATTTTGACCAAAATAGAAGAAATATGGGGTCTGTTATCCAAGTATATGGTAATTTTGCTTATGGGACTGTTGCACCATCGCTCACAACTAATGCGAGTGGTAATCAAGTTGTATCCGGACAAACTAATTTTATATCCAGTCAAAACAGTGGATCTATTTATTAATATTATCTATATTTAACTATAAAATTACCATCAAAGAAAAAAACCAACGCTTCTATTCCCTTTGATCTGAGATCCTCTTGTATAATCATTCTGATTGTATCTATTCTTGAGTTCTCGGAGTCAACATATCCCCTAGAGCTATGTTCTCTTTCACTAAATTTATCCATTCCAAACTTAGGAGAGTTTGTAAATTGAGGTACGTCGAGAATAATATCTCCCACTGGATAGATTACATAATCAGGGGAAGATAACTCAGCAACTACAGAGATTATTAGAGTAGCAATAATATTCATGATACCTGTATTTATAATAGCTCCGGTGGGATTCGAACCCACACTGTGCGGATTTTAAGTCCGCTGCCTCTGCCTATTGGGCTACGGAGCCATGCATATATTATACCACAAAGCTCCGTAAAATCAAACTATTCCGTGAGAAATTCACCATTGTGTTCAACGCTATCCTGAATAAAACTCGAAAGAGAATCCTCGGATGCCCATCCTTTAATTCCATTCTCATACTTTATCTCAACGAGTTGGTTGCCATCCTTATCAACTTTTGTGGCAACCACAGTTGCTTTTTTCTTTGAGGGAATGTGAACCACTTCTTCCATAAGAGTGAATTGTTTCATCAGTATTCCAACCTTTCGTAACCCTCGCGGGTTGTGTAATAAATTTTATCGAACATCATCTTGCACCAAGGACTGCAAAGAGAACAAGGCCTAGATAGACGAAAATCCCCAAACCTGTTAAACCTAAAGTTAACCAACTCAAGATTTCTTCTTTCTTTGCATCTGAGCAGTGCGTCCAATTCCGAATGAACTTCATCATATCTATATCCAATTTTTTTGGCTTGTGGGTGTGACTTTAGTTGATTTGTACCAACTGCAATAACATTATTTCTAACTAAAATTAACGAGACATGTTTTTTCTGTCTGGTGCTCTGAAGTGCATATGGTAATGCAAATTCCACAAGTTTATTAAATTTACGTTGGTTCATGATATAACACGGGCGGAAAGACTTGAACTTTCGACCTGCGGATTAGAAGTCCGCTGCTCTATCCAACTGAGCTACGCCCGCAAAGAGTTAGTTCTTACGACCACTACCCCGGACACCATACTTGTTCTTCTTAGACTTACGAGGCCTACCTGCCTTGCGTCCACGGAACTCTCCCGACGATCCTACACCACCGCGCTTTGCCATTGATAAATCCTTTCAGTTACTTGCTAAGAGTGAGCTTGGGCTCTGCAATATCCTTCTTGGGGACAACGAGTCCACTTCCAAGATTTTCATTGTACTGGTTCATGAGTTCAATTTGGGGCTTGATTGCAAACATGATAAACTTATTATCAATCTCAAGTTCCTTGTAGTCTCCGTACGGCATCCAACCCATCATACCAAGCTGACCACCCTGCATTGGAATCAGGACTGCTGGGTTCTTAATCTTGGTGGTTGTGCCATCAGTCTCATGCTTACAGATGATTTCCTCACCACTACTTAGTCTTACGATTCTTACTTCCATTTTTATCACTCACTTTCTTTTTTGTGAAAATTTTATCATAATTTTCTTGGTACTGTTTAAAATTGGTGATTCTACTTTTATCACCCTTTCCGGCAGAATGTTTACCACTCAATGGTTATCTCCAAAATAAGATACACTCGTGCCACTTTTTGGGTATATCCTCTGGATTTTTATTTGCACGAGATATTGCTTGGTTGACTTCATGTTCGGTTAATAGTATATCATATTTTGTTTCGCCATACAATACCGTAGTATGATAATAATGCTTAGATTCTCTGCGACTTTTTCTCAGTTTATTAAAAATTAGGCTCATTATATTCTCCGATCCTATTATATAGACAACTCCCCGAAGGGAGTTGCCTTTCATGTATTTAATTGTAAATCTACTCTAAAAAATCCTCATTAGGTATATAATTTTGCACCCTGTGTAACGAGAAACTATCAAATTCGCCATCATAGTAAATGCCGGTGATTGGACTCAACCAAGGCATGGTATCCGTTTCAGGATCAAATCTGTCCTCTGAATCACCATAGTCCTGATTATATCTACCGGACACTAGCGGTGCGTCTGGCATTGGCATAAACATTTCAAGTGTGTTGGGCATTCTATAATTTCTGGACCATTTTACGTTGATATACATTGGACTACCGTCATCAAGTCTGTAGTAGTCTGGACCCCCGTTCCAGTTACCCTTTCCAAAAAATGTATTATCTTGGAAGAGCACGTTTCGAGTAGCCTTACAACCGAAAGCAAAAAGTCTTGCCCTGGCAACATCATCACTGAGCAGACCGCCAATTGTCATGTTCTCATCAATACCTGCCCACTGTCCGAGCTTATTACCAATAACTGCCATATTACTGAACAAGTTATCGGGATTCTCGTTTCTACCAAAACTACCAAAGAACATTTGACCACCACTATGGTCCCAACAAGTATTATATCGAAT